AATAAATACACGAGATCGCTCTGATTCTGTAAACTGTACATCAGGACTATAAATACCACGATAGTTACGATAAGATTGCAACCATCTCTCTTCATCAAATCTTCTCCAATCTTTTGATCTTTTAAAATTGTCTTGAATAAAATCTATTATTTCTGACAATTCATCATCATTAGTTTTGTCATCTAAAACTAAAGTATCTTCTTCTTCAAAGTTTTTATCTACCATATTTTAATATCCAAAGGTTGCATCAGATGGAATATATTTATCTGACATTTTTTCAATCGTAAAATCAAATATGCCTCTTCTTGGCCTACTCATTACGCCGTATCTTAAAGCATCGTATAAATGATCTTCTGCTTTTGTGTCTACATCTTCACTATTCTTTTTATCAAGAGGAATTGAAGGAAGTTGAGAAATAAGATTTCTACAAGTATAAAATACCGTCATGCCGGGAATTTGACCATCATCATCATATGATTCCTGCATTTGCAATCGACGGTGTATCTCATTCTTTCCTGCTATTCTACTTCCAGCACTTCTATCACTTGGCCTCCAACGACATCCAGTTAAAATCATTTGTTCTGCTAAACTTGGTCCTGTATCTCCTCGTTTGTGCCAACAAGAACTATCTAAAACACCATAAAGAATTGTACCATCATTTTCCTCTAAATGCAATACTTTATTAGCTAAATCTTTTGCTAATACTTTTGATACATACAATTCTCTGTATACAACTAGCTGACCATCTGGAGCCACTGCAAACCATAAAACAGCACTGTAAGAACCATAGCCATAATCACAGGCTCTAAACTTGGGCCAATTCTTTGGTATATCAAATGGGTCAACAACATGTACTGTCCTATCAAATTCAGGAAATGCAGCACCTTCTGCTACATCCCAATTACCGTCCAGTAATCTTTTTCTTTGATTTTCTGGTAACGATAACAACATTGTTTCATAATCCCCACTTGTTGATAGATAAGGATTATCAAACAGCTTTGCAGGAATAAATTTCCTGCTAAATAATGGCTCACCTTCTTTACTATGATTTTTAGGATATACCAAAGTTTTTCCATTTTCATCTGTAGCCCAAAAAGATGAGCCGGGAGTTGAAGGATCTATAAAATACTTTTTTACCCAAACATGTCCTGCACCACCGGGATTTGTAGTAGCTCTCATATACACTGGAAGATCAGGCGCAGTAGACCTCAATCTTGATCTTAAATAATCCCACGCAAATGGTGTGGGCCATTGCGTAAGTTCATCAAAACCTATCCAGCAAAAAGATAACCCTTGGTAACGGAGTACATCATCATCTCTATCTAGATATGACAGCCACAATCTACCGCCTGAAGGGGAAGTCCACTGCATTTTTCTTTCCGACCATTTTGCGCCAGAAATTATTTTTGGATAAAGCTCTTGTGATTTCCAAACCAACTCTCTTAATTCTTCTGTAGTTCTACGTAAAAGTAGACCAGAAAATTGTGAATGATTTAAATACCTAAGAGGATCAGCCAACATTGCGTAGCTCTTTCCTCCTCCTGCTGCACCACCATATAATACTTCACGATCTGAAGACGCTAAAAAGTTTGTTTGTGGTCCTTCATTGGGTTCAAATAAAACATTGTATTTTTCTTTTAAAGATAACTCTGTACTTTTTTCTTTTATCTGTGGTTTAGGCTGCGGAGGGTTTTCTTTCTTTTCTTTCTGTTCCTTTTTCTTTCGCGCCTGTACGTTTTTCCTCAAGTTCTTCAAGTTTTTTGATGGCGGTTTCATACTTTTTAGCCCACGACCTATATGTTGCTGCCTTACTTTTCCGTTGCTTTTCTTTTTGGACTCTTTTTCTAAGTCCGATATGGGAGATTTGTCGTCCTGTTCTGTCACTTAACCACCTTGCTACATCTCTGTATGAGTATTCTGTTAAATACTCTCTTGCTAACTCTAGAGCTTCTAACTCATTGACAATAGGTACAAGAACATCTTCATCTTCCTCATGTACTTTATAGCCAAACGGAATAGTTCTACTTATTCGTGGTATTTCTAACCAGACACTATCTTCTTGTAGACCGATAGGATCAGGCATTTTAAAGTATCCTGCATCATACATTATTGTTTTTTTCTATTTTTTCTACCTGACACTACTCGTAAATTCTTTTTTGAATTATTTTTAGGATTACCGTCTTTATGATCTATATGTTTACCATCTCCTTTACGTACTTTTCCTTTACGTTGCGCTTTTCTTCTATTTTTATTTCTTAACGCACGTTCTTCTTTCATACGTTTACTTTTATGGTACTTTTTATAATCCCCTTTACTGTATGCCATGTTCTTTTGGTGGAAGAAGCATGATACCTTGCGGTGCAGATACTTCTACCTTATCTGTTTTTTGAATACCAATACGGTCTAGCATTTCTTTAGCTGCATTTAACCTATGTTGATTACCTAATTCAGCAGGATGATCTAGAACATTAATTAAAGCATTTGCTGCTTTTGGTGCATTAACTGCAAGATACTCTTTTGTTAGTTCAAGTATCTCATCTTTAAGTGAACGCACAATTTCAGAAGTGCTTGAACCTTCACTATAACCAGCTAAGACTTTAGCTCTAGAAGAATCTCCTCCAGCTTCATCAAATAGTACTTGTAAAAATGTATTTTGTTTTGTTGTTAATTCTCTCATTTTCTAAGACTTCTATCTCCAAACCACCAAGCTACAGCAGTGGTCGTTAAAAACATAATCTGGTTTGATAGCTCATGTACAATGCTAGGATTTTCTCTGACTTGCCAAAAGATATAACCAGTAAAAGCAAGAAGTAAAAAAGTAAGTACAGGACGTACAAACCGTAGCATAGAAGAAATAAAGACAGTTGTAGGTCCATAAGAAGCATCATGTGCATATGACGCAGACTTCATTTCTGCTACAGATTCCATTTCTGCAATAGCTCTTTCACTTTCAAGTTCTTCTTTACGTGAACTAATTTGTAATTCCTGTAGTTTAAATTCCTGATCAAACTGAAGGGTCATTTCTTTTAGCTTTTGTTTCTTTTCTAAGAAACGTCCTACAGTGCCAATTAAACTACCTAAAATACCAGTAGCACCACCTGTTAATACAGAAGCAATAATATCGAACATCTAATTCTCCTTACCAAGTTGCAAAGTATTTACGATTATCTACGTGTACAAAACTTTTATAATTTATACCTAGTCCTTTAAAACCTGCAGCCTTTGCTGCTTCAATTAAATCTTGTTTATCTAATCCTTTTAACGATATATCAAAAGCAGTGGAAGGACATTGTTCTGTTGCCCTATGTTGGCTCTTAGGAGAACCTCCCACCCTTACATTATGTAAAGGACATCTTGCTGCACTATTAATAATCATGGGCCTTTGAAGTATGTTTCTTAGCCTTTGAAGGGTATCAATTGCTTCATCTTGTACATACCTTGTTCTACACCCACACTTACATTCTAGTTCAGACCATTTAAAAGATACGCTTGCTTGTGAAGGACTAGCCATTTTTTTAAAATATTTTCCATAGTACAGTTATTAAAGCAATCAGCAATGTTAATGTAGAACCCATAATTAATGCTTCTACTCGTCGTATTCTACTAAATAAGCTATCAAGTTGTCGTTGCACAGATTCTGCCCTTACAAAACATTCTCTTTCATGCGCTAACAATTCTGCTTGAACTGCGTGTACAGATGTGCTACCATTATTTTCTTCCTTGCTATTTGGCATTGTTGAGTGGCTTTGTAACTGATTCTTTTAGTTTTTTTACTTCTAACATATCTACTGGTTCCACTCCTGTATTTTCTCTAGTTCCAAATAGCATGGTTACATTGATCCTTTTATTCTCAAACCCCGGATGAAATTCTACATCTGCCGTTTTGTGAAATAAATTAGAATCGAACATTACACACCTATTATACTTGTATGGTATATAAAGAGCCTTTGAGTTATTGTCCTTTAAGAATTTAATAACTTCGGTTTTATCGTCACCATTATATTTAGTAAAATCCCAATCTGGAGGTGCTCCTTTGTCCCAAACCCACATACCTCCTGACTTACCAATGTCCTTCTCTTCATCATAGTGAACATTGCACTTTGTAGGGGTAATCCAGAAGTTTGTATTAATTGCTGCAAAGTCTGCATGAATATCAATACCGGGACATTTAGATTCATACTTAAAAGCCCACATCTGGCTCAAATGCCTTTTGTTAGCATTATTAAATATGCCGGGAAGTTTCTCCATTAACTCTGTCGCTAATGTCGTCAACACATTTGGTTGAAAGCCATGCTCTCGAAATGCTCCTAAATATCCCCTGCCATAAATAGTATTCCAAAAAGGAAACTCAAGACAGTAACTACGCAACTTCTGTAAAGCTTCTTCATTTAAAAAATCGTCCAGTATTACAAGATTAGGATTTGTATTGTAATAGCTTTTCTCTATATTGTCAAATGGTAAATTAAAGTTTAATGATCCTTGCCTATGTTCGTGGTAAGGAAGCGTTAATTTACCATTATTTAAAAGCCATATTAAATGTCCGACATCATGGGCTTCTTTTAAATACGGACGATGTTCCTCAAAAGGTTGTTGACTACAGTTTTCTAATGGATCGTATGGTTTTTTAGCTACTTCTTTTTTCTTATTTTGTCTCTTCTTTTTACTTTGGGACATTAACTACCCCTTTTTGCGAGTTCTCCTAGCAGAGGAATTTTTCTTTTTTTCAATTTTCTTTACATATTTCTTAATCTTGGCTGATTGTCTTTTATGCATTTTAGATGCTTTTACTAATTCTTTAGATACTTTTTTTAAAGTTTTTACCCTTATTTCTTACTCTTCTTTTTATTTTTAATTGTTCTAACCATTGTAGGTTTTCCCCCTACTCCTTGTGTTTTTGCTCTTTTTCTTTTAACAGCACTTTTTATTTGTGTTTTTGACATGATTTTAGCTTTTGACCTTGGCACACATTTAGGATATTTTCTTTTACTGCCCTTTGCAGACTTTCTACCACAAGATTGAAACTTACCTTTTTTCTTGGGTGCTCCTATGTCTACCCAATCCCCTTTCGGTCCTTTACCAAACCATGCTGTAAGTCCACCTGTAGGTTTAACCATTATTAGCTCCTATACCCACCACCACGTTTTTTATAAGTACGTACTAACCAAGCATTAGCATAAGCAGAAGGATATACATCAAACTTTCTTTTTGCTTCTGATTTTACTCTTGCATATAAAGAAGGATTAGTAGGTTTAGCACCACTTGTTTTCTTTTTAGCTTTAGACTTTTTAGCTTT